TTTGTCGTGGACTCGGTCGTCGTGAGCTTGAGTAACTTCTCCAAGCCATTGATTCCGGTCGCCGAGTCCACAATTGCTAGGAGCTCATCGAGCCGACCCTTTGCGAAAACCACGGTGATATCAACCGCGACCTCCGTGCAGACCGAAGTGAAATCCTTGATTGCTGGGGCGATCTTCTTACCTGCCTTATCCACGCCGCCATCCATGAGCCCCTCGAGGAAAGTGACATAGGGCATAGTCCAGGTTCCAACGGGGAGTTCGGTAATCCGAATCTTATCTTCTGCGAGCTTCTCATAAAGACCCTTGATCAAGTATTTTTGTTCCGAGATCTTTCGCACGGAACCCTTGAAGCCCTCGTAATAGGGGACGAATTCTACTAGCTCGGAAAGTCCTTGAAGTTTGTTTCGCAAATACTGAATCACCGTCTTTGGGCTAAACGCGGGAATCGAGCTGGAAAATCCCGTGCCGATGCCTGAGATTCCGTTCATCAGCGCAAACGGAATGATCGGACAGTAAAACTCCGGCTCGACAGTAACACCATCGTCGTCCAGATACGTCAATACGGCATCATCTGCCTCTGGGAAGAGAGACCGCGTCAAAGCGTTGAGTTGCGTGAAGATGTATCTCTCCGAAGCCGAGTCATCTCCTCCCTGAAGCCGCGTACCAAACTGACCGTTGGGCTCCAACAAATTCACATTGTTGGATCCGACGAAATTCTGCGCCATATTCACAATCGCACCATTGAGAGACGCCTCGCCATGGTGATACGAAGAATGCTCAGAAACATAACCCGAGAACTGCGCGACCTTGACTTCGGTCTTCAAGTTTCGCTTGAATGCACAAAACAAGATTTTACGCAACGATGTCTTGAGACCATCGACCATGTTCGGAATCGAACGCGCGCAATCGTAGGTGCTGAAATGGATGAGCTCTTTGTCAATAAACTGCTCGTATTTCACCGTTTTGTGGCTGGTATCCAGGAACGCGTTTTTATCGTATTGCTCCAACCAAGTCTTACGGTCGTCCGCACGCTTCTTATTGAAGATCTTATCGATGATATCATCGCACTGCGGACCCGTATAGACGAAATCCACGATTTTCTTGTTGGCGAAATACTCCTTGAATTCCGCGCTGGTGCTGGTGCCGAGACCCTTGAAATACTTCATGGTCCACCCCACGGGACCGGCGTCGCCGAACGCGGTCTTCCAGGTCAAATACTCGCCCTCGTTGTAAAACAACATGGTTTGCGCGCCCTTCTTCGCTCTCAGAATCGGAGTATTCATGAAGGAAATGAACCCGGGAATCTTGATAAGCGAAGACCATTCCGCGTGAAACAGATTGATACAGAGTGCCTTGATATGAGACCCGTCCAAATCCTGATCGGTCATCACCATGATCTTACCGTATCTCAGATTGCGATGGACGTCTTCCATGGTCGCATACGCGCGACCGGTCTCCAATCCCAAGATTTTCTTGATGTCCGTGATTTCCTTGTTTTCGGAAATACGCTTTAACTGCTCACCACGGACATTGAGGAGCTTACCCTTCAAGGGATAAATCCCGATGGTGTTACGATCCTCACTGGAGAGCCCAGAGACAATACCAGAGAGAGCCGAAAGTCCCTCGCACAAAATCAGGATACAGTCTTTGGACGCCGCCGTACCACTGAAGTTCGCGTCGATGAAATTGGCGATACCACGAATGGTCTTGGTTTTTACACCGTCCGTCTTCTTCGCCGCGCGATTCTCCTTGGCTTCGGTTAAGGAGCACGCCAGGTCCATCACGCCCATCTTTGCAATCTTTTCGATGAAGGAGTCAGAGACAGCACACGAAGATCCGAACTTGGCGAACGGAGTATTCATGTAATCCTTGGTTTGGCTATCGAACGAGGGATTTTCGATATCGCAACGCAAGAACAGAATGAGTTGCTCTTTGATCGACGCCGCGTTCACCTTGATCTTCTTCTTCTTCTCGATATACTCACATAACTTACGCGTGATCTGACCCGTGATATACTCGACGTGCTTCCCGCCCTTGAACGTACAGATTCCGTTGACAAACGAAACCTGCGTGAATTCATGGTTTGGCGCGAGAGCGACGGCGTATTCCCAGCGCTCATCAGGCATCTCGTAGACGCGTTTGGACTCTCCCTTTGCGCCGATATACATGTCGATATATTGCTGGAAGTTTTTCACCGGAATCAACGTGTTGTTATACGAGATCTTGATCTTATTCACGGAATGGTCAGTCACCGCACCAATATCCATAACACGCTTACGCAAGAGTGCGACCATATCCTCGGTGAGCCCAGGGATTCCGAGGCGCGCGTAATCGGGCTTGAAAGTCACGATCGTATAGGGTTTCGTCGACTTTGCGGGTGTGATGACGGGAGCGCCAATCTCGGACAAATTTCCGCGAAACTCCTGGACATACTTGAGACCACGCGTGTGATCCACTGTCTCCACGCGACCATAGGTCGACCAAATGAGCACGAGCTTGAATCCGAAACCGTTCTTACCACCGACGATCTTCTTCTCCGTCTTGTCGTAGTTGGTCGATGTACGCAGGTGACCGAAGATCATCTCGGGAATCCAGATATCGTATTCAGGGTGCTTCGCGATATCAATGCCGTTACCGTCGTTGGACATGGTAATGGTACCATCGTCGGCGATGCTGATCTTGATATACGAAACAAACTGCTTTTCGATATTTTTGTGCTGGATCATACGGATCACGTGGTCACGGCAGTTCACAATGCCCTCGTCGAAGAGCTTATAGAGCCCAGGGATATACTCGATCTGCCGCTGCACGATCCGCGCCTTGGCTTCGTCGTAGACCCACATATCCGAGTCGATGTTCTCTACCGAACCGATGTAGGTATCGGGATTATCGAGGATATGCTGACGGTCCGTTTTTCTTTGGTATTGTTTTGCGAGAGCGGCATCGTCCTTTGCGACTGTCGCGATAACTGAATTTTGCAAAGTGGCTGACATTTTGTTTTGTTTGCGTTCTGTAAAACGCGGATAATCCGTTTCAATTTTTGTGCGAATTTTATTTTAGCAAAGGGGACCCCCTATGATATTGAACGCAATGACATAAAAAATGATAAACTAATTTTTACCGGCATTCCAGGCAACTAAGTGGGTCTTTCGGGATATTTTTCACTGGCATTCCAGGCAACTAAGGAGGGGTCGTAGGGCGTAAGCTTCGCGGAAAACCTTGGTTCCCTACTAAAATTGATTGAATCAAATGAAATCCATGATAATCAACAAAAACAAATCATGCAACAACCCGATCGCTTACAGAGCCTATTAGAACGCCGTGAAAGCTGGCTTAAACGCGGAGGATGTGATTTCGCCAATCTCCAAGATTATTTTGGTTACCAAAACACACCGAATTCGTGGCATCAAATCTCGTTAATGCGTGACCCTACCAATAACACCAAATATATACTCGACATTAATCGAGTAAAACGTGAACACGACATATTGGATATTTATTTTGTAAAATTGCCGAGAGAAATCAATAACCTTGTATACATGTTCTTGTTTTCCAAGATAGAAATACAAATCTCGATACAAATTCCACCGAATTACCCTTTCGACCAATCCGCGTGGAACGTTTTATTGTATGCGAAAAATGGAAGGGATAGTATTCGAAAACGATGTATGGAAATAGCGAAAATTAAACGAATGTTTTGCGAGTTTTCTCTAACCATGTTCTTGGAAAAAGCCGTACATATGTATTTAGCTTATAATCGCGACCTTGCATAAAATGTTACGTCTATATATAATACTCGACATGCCGAACATGGATAACAGTTGTTGCCCCGACGTTGCGTGTTCCACTGAAACAAAGCTTGATAAGAAGATTCGTGTTTTGAAAAATGGTCCGAACTCTTACAACCAAAAAGCCATGCGTTATTCGGCTTATGTGAAATCAGAACCCGGTTTCGAAACATTCGCCGGGAAAAAGGTGCTCGGAGTACAAAGAGTGGTGGCAAATAAGCAGCAGTGTTTCCAAAATGCAATCTGTCCTGCAATCCCGGTTCCTTACAAAAACAACTATTTTCAGAGAGATCAATTCGTTTTACCGAGGTCTCGATATAATAGTCGATGGATTATTGGTATGCCGCAGAATTAGAGGACATTTTTTTGTATGATTAATTCATATAAATAATGCAGATGTTCCAGTTTAGACAACAAATTCCAAGGGATCCTTTACAAAGGTATTGTGAAAAGAAACGGTGCGAAAGTTTAGTAGAATATAACAAAATAGGGACTGGCGGAAACGATCCGTCGATTAGCGCAAATATGCGTTATGCGCAATTGGTGAAAATAGGTAAATTCACCAAAGTTACAAAGAAACAGATCAAGACAATCTGTCCGGGTGTTCCGACACAGGGTGATACACGTGTATGCACAAATCCACGATTTGATGTGCTAAGTGTTCGACCCACCGATGGCAACCAGATTTATTTTAGATGATTATGTTGCGCGAAACTTACACAAATGAATTCTTTAGCAATTTTTAGAGCCAGCGCCGAGTTTTTTCTGTGCGTTATATATAATGAAACGCCCTACCAGAGGATCCGACGGTAAATACCACATCAGCGGAAAGGCTTACCCTGAATTGATTGGCTCCAGACAGCAGGTTTGGAACGGAACGTGCTACAAGACTGAGGGTGGTTTGGTGAGGAGCCAGATCATGATGAACAAGTGGGGGCGTCTTGTTTCTAAGAAGAAGCATATTACTGCCAAGAAGGAGAAGCGTTTAGAGAAGGCTGGATACTACGCCGAGAAGGGTAAGTTCGGATTTGTCAAGCGCACGGCTAGACGCCGCGGTAGCCGTAAGACTGTAGGTAAGGTGCAGGCTTAAAATAACAATGAATCATAATAACAAATTATATGTTGTTATTATATACGAAATGTCTAAAAGCCGTGCTTGCAATAAAGGAAAAGAAGACCAATGTCATGGAAAGGGAAAAACCAAAGCGCAACAACTTGACTGTTTGTGTCCTCCCTGTTTATCGATGAAAGAACATTTGGAATGCGTTCGTGGCGCCAAGCTTATTACTCCTAAGCGGTCTCTGTCGCGAAACAAAAATCCTACGCCTCCACCAAATCATACACTTAATTACTTGAATTTAAGTACTGGATCAAATATAAAGGGTGGTCGTAGAACTCGACGTCATAATAAAAAAACAAAACGCGTGAGATCTATGTGGAAATGGTGGTAAATAACTTTAGTGGAGATATCCGGATTTTCGCACCGTGGTCCAAAATCGCCTTCATATGAAACGACCGATGCTCGCAGTCTTGATCGCCACGTAACCGCGCATATGGTTGCCCAATAGCAACATAATACTCGCCGATTTGTTCCTTAGTTAACAACTCGAATGTTTTTTGAATCGACCATTCGTACCAGATTCCATCAAATGCAGCCGTTCGATAAATCCCGAATCCATTGAATGCGGACAAGCATTCTACCAAGTCATTCGGATCCGTTTTTTCTAAGATTCCTTGAATAAAAGGCTTGATTTTAGCGACCGCCGCGTAACCATTGGGAACATGCCAACAGCTGAACATATAAGGCGGAATCGATAATGCCCAGATATCGTAATAATCATCGCGATTGAACGATAATGCGTCCCAGGTATTACAATATTCTGGATTCAAATACTTTTTCAAAACTTCGAGGTCCATAGGTCCCGCGGAAACGTCGTCTAGATCAATCATAATAAAATATTTGCGTTTTGGCGATTCCGGGCGTCTCATGTATCTCAGCATTTGGTTGCGCGCATTGGCAATATTTTGTGTTCGGACGGGGGTCCTAGGATTCGGATTGATAAAAATTTCCATATTATACGAGCGCTTGAGATCGCATAACTTACGTAAGGTCATATCCTCGGATTTATCAAACGCAATCAGGATCTGATAGTCCTCGAATAATGGGATTATCTTGGAAATGTTCGAAAAAACTGCGTCCAAGTATTTTTCGCAATTCAACGCACATCCACAAATATATACTGACATGAATCACTATATATTTATTGTTTTATATTGATGTTTTCAATGATGACTATTTACAAGGTTTTTATAAGAAATATTATTTGTTATTATAAAATTATAAAATAATTCCGGGTAACATCCGACAAGTAAATTAATAAGGAGGGGTGCGGGGAACCTAGGTTCCCTGCTAAAGATACTTCTTGGTAAATTCGGCGGGTGTATACACGGGAACGCCGTGTTTCTTCGCATCGCTCACTTTTCCCGTTTCCGATTCAGGCTCGGGTGTAATTACGGCGAACGTGTTTTTGGATACACTCGATCCCAAAGTCGCGCCGATCTCCTTGAGCCGTTGTTCTAGAACCTTATCGCGTGATCCGCTCATTACAATGGATTTTTTGTATAACGGATGACTCGCAGCTGCAACTGTTACAACCGGTTCCGTAACAACCGTATTATTCGATAATTTCCCTTGTAATCCACATTCTTCCAAGAACGCCAAGAACGTAGGAATCTGTTCCACGAAAGCGGACGCGGTCTTGGAAGCCATTCCTTTGATGGCAGCGATGCGTTTGGTCTTATCGCCGACTGACTCACCAGACGTGAGAATGCCCGGTCCGACCTCGTCCAAAACCAGTTTGATTTTCCGGTCACCGAATCCGCGCCCGAAGATATTCGAAGCGGACATAATAGTCCCGATCGACGCCGCCGTTAAACGCGCGCGAATTCCATCGTAAACCTTGGTCGCCATTTTTTCTTTGAAACCGTCCACTGTGAGCAAATCCGCCTTGGACATCTTAATAATTTTCGGTATTGAATCAAACCCAGCTGCGATAATCTTGGTAATATTCCCCGCGCCTAAACCGTCCACTTCGATGCCTTTGAAGAATCCCGTAATGTTTTTCTCGCGTACAACGGCGTCGTCTTCCAAGTTTTCCAAGATGATATCCACATGCGTATCATTCCAGCGATAGGGGACATCCGGCATCAACGGTGTTTCCGCGGGCACCGTGACCTCTTTAATATACGGAATCACGTCGCCACTACGAATCAATTGAATAACTGCACCAACACCGATTTTATTCGTCTCAATAAATGACGCATTAAATCCGGTGGCGAATTCGATAGTCACACCTCCAAGACGTAGGGGCTCGATTTGAACGCGGGGTTTCAGAAGCCCGTCTTTGCTCGCGGTCCAAATCACGTCTACGACCTTGGCTTCTGCCATTTGATCCGAAAGTACCATTTTGAAAGCAAATGCGTGGTCGGGATTACCGGAAGCCCTTGGATAAACTGCGTCGTTGGTTACGATAACGCCGTCGATTTCGTAATTATAGTTGGCGCGCCAATCGATCAATGTCTCGGATAGCTTCGCGTTACTAATCGCAGACTCCAATCGATTCTGTACGACTTCGAATCCGTGGGATTTCAAAAACTCTAGTTGCTCACTGGGTTTCAATTCAGGTTTGATGACCTCGTAAGCAACAAAGTGCAAGTCACGCGTCTTATCATCGACAGATTGGCGGTTCACAATACCTGCGACGAGATTACGCGCATTCGCAAAAAGGGTTTGGTATTTGTCCGCGAATATTTTTTTCGGCATAATAAATTCACCCCTTACCACCAGTTTTTCGTCGCCACTCTTTGGCAAACGAAGTGGAGCAATCAAATGCGTAACATCTTGTCCGATGGTGCCGTTTCCGCGAGTATACAATTTAGGTTTAGCGCCCTCCAAACTATACATTCCACTCACGCCATCGAGTTTACACGACGTTGTATAAGGTCCTTTGTATTTCTTGGACCAAGATTCCAAGGCGCCGCTATCGGGCTTGATTTTATCCATGGAAGGCATCTGATAAGGAAGGGTGACCTTGTTTTTTTCAATCGGTGCACCGACCTCCTGAATCACCGTGTTTTTCGGGAATTTGCGCTCAATGAATTCTTTCAAAATATCATATTCATTGTCAGTCAGCAAAACAGCAGACCCAGGTTCCAGATTATAATAGTTTTCATTGGCGTATATCACCATGGCACTAAGCGCGTCTTCGGATAAGCTTTCCAATACCGATATTCCACCTGATTTGAAATGCTGGATTGAATGGACGGTCGGATTATCGGAAACAACGGCGTTTTTTAGACCTTCCAATGGAGGGCAAGGCGGACACTTATTTTTCTTGGTTTTCGGCGAACCGCGTTTCTCCCGTTTCATTTTAATAGTAACGCCTTTTGGTTTTATGTCGTTTGTTTCCTTTGCTTGATCCAAGTTCATAAATTCGGCGTCTGATATGATTTTCAACTTAGGAACAATCTTTTGCGTCTTTCGACCAGGCGATGTTATAGGTAAGGGTTTCAATAATTCAGAGGTGGAATCGGGAAGGACCGGTGTATTATTGGAGGCTATCACCGATCTGCCGTCGATTCGTTCTTCGGGAGCTTTGTATTTCAGTTTCAGAAAATCGAATATAGCACGCTCGTCTTGGAAATCCTGTGTTATACGATCGCCTTTTTCCTTCGCTGCACTCATATGATAAATCCCATGTTCATTCAATGTATATCCCATGGTTAGAGCCCTGGCACGCATGACTGTATTGAATATTTTGCTTCCCGTGAAATACAATACGGCAAAGGGATATTCCTCGGGGCTGGTATACAAAAAATCAATACGTCGGGCTTTACTGGTAAGTTTTCCGATGACGAGGCATTTCGACGACCCGCGTGATAAAATTTCGAGAATAAGACCGGCGCCCTGTAATAATTCTATAAACTGCTTGAAGCCAGCATTGCTCCTTCCAGTAACAATAACATCAATGTCGCCCGATGAAGTAGAGCCGCGGCGGTAACTACCGACGATTTCAAAGGCGGGATTTTCAGCAGGAGACATGGCGACCACTTCTTGGAAAATATCCGTGAATTCTTTGTGAAACTCGTCAATCTCTGATCGCGGAATACGTTCCAATATATCTTCATAGTATTTCAAACCCACTTGCTGTACGTCATTCAATAATTCGGCTTGATGAGAGCGGAGATCCGCGATGGATCTGACGCCCTTATTCACAAGTTCTTTCGCTTTTTTTGGTCCGATTCCGTAGACATCCGTAAATAGGTTTACCGGATTTGTGCTTTCCCTTTCCAATAATACAAGGGTACCCGTTTCCACGTATTCTTGGAACTTTTGCAAAATAGTGACTCCAATTCCGGGCTTATCGGATAAAATCGTATTGTAATTATTAGGCGTAATATCTTCGGCAATAACCATAATCGTTTCTTGTGCCTTTTGATATGCCCTAGCGCGAAAAGGTTCACCTTGTTTCAATAATAACCCGGATAATTTATCTAAAAGATCGATAAATTTTTCGTTTAATCGCAAACTATTCGGGGGCGATCTTTTTTTTATAGTCTTTTTCTTTATTTTTATAGTGTATTTCGGTGGCGACTTTTGTTCCATTATAATATATTTCTCTGATATATTATAACACGTTATATTTTCTAGAGTTTCAATACTTCGTCGAAAATAGGATCCATTTCAGAGTCGTGCGTGATAACAAAGATACACTGCTTATATTTCTTGAAATCGTGTATCAAATCAATGACGTCTCGTTTCAATTCACCGTCTAGCGCATTCGTGGGCTCGTCTAGAATCATGATTTTCGAGGGATGGATTAGTCCGTTGATAATATTGACAACTTGGCGTTGACCTCCCGATAGATTCTCACCGAGAGAACCTGTAAGTGCAGAGTGTATATCCATATTTTTGAAAAGAGATGTTATCTTTCTGTAAGACATGATTTCGGCAAGCCTCTCTTTACAGATATCATCATTACATGCGTATAACATATTATCAACAACCATTTTATCGAATAATTTCCCACTTTGATTGACATAAACTATATTTTCACGCAAATAATCTGGAGATATTTCTTTTATATCCACGTCATCGATATATATATTTCCAGATTGAAGCTTGTGTATTTTCAAAATAAGTTTAACAAACGTCGATTTTCCGCTCCCAGAATTTCCATTCATTCCTATAATTTTATTTCCAGTTGTATCCAGTGAAATACTAATATTATTAAATATAGGAGTGTCTGATCCTTCATGGAGGAACAACACGTCGTCGAATCGTATTTCGTTGAATTGAACGGACAAATCTTTGTAAGTTTGCGTAAACGCGGAAGTGTCGATGAATTCAATATATTTGTAAATAGAAGCTATTCTGCCATAACAGTCAATAAAATCAGGTATCTCTGATAAAGCATTACTTATTCGATCTCTATGTAAATTCAAAACGTACATAATGGTTATAAACATTACTAGATTTATATTTTTGGAATAATATTGAGTTATGAAATATCCAATAGAACAAATCATAACAGAATACATAAAGATGGAAGAAATTGTTATGACATTGTTATTTGTATAAGCAAAATTTAAATAGTGTTTATTTAATTCAATAGCATTTTCAGAGAAACTGTTTATTTCTTTGGTCATTTGACCTCTGTGAATAATTTTATCAATATTGTTTAATTGATCTAGAAATTTACTTTCGTGGTATAGATTCGAGTCTTCGTATATTCCACTTAGATCCATAATGTAATTCAGATTTAAGTATAAATATGAAAATACTAATAGATTTCCTATAATAAAACAGATTCCGAAAACAGTGTCGTTATACATAAAATACCCAAATGCGATTAATAAAAAAATAAAGGAAGGAAAAATGGAAGAAAATATTATGTAAAATATCTTGAATACATTAAAGCTTATCCTGTTAATGGGTGTGTACATCGAAACAAAATTTACATTTCGCATTTCTTCGTAATTTGAACTTATGATTGATTCGAATAATCTTTCTCTCAACCATTCTTTTAATTTCGATGAGAAGTTGAATTCAATTGCGTTATAAATATGGAGAACTAATAAATATAAAATAGAAAAGACGGAGAAATATTTAAAAAAATCATAGGTAGACGCTTGGTCTCGATCTTTTGCGGAATTTGTTATTTTTGCGAGAAAGGAAGAGATGCCGATCGTCTGTATCAAATTATAAATAATACACAATAGAACAAGTGATATTGTTATAAATTTCTCTTTTTCAAAATATTGCAACAATAGATTATACAAGACCTTCATTATAATATCACAATATTAAATTTTATGACACAAATCTGATTATTCTAAACATTGCCGGATAAGTCGGAGTATATAATCTTTGTGTTTTTGATTTTATCGGGTGAATATAACAATGTTATGGTGTTGTATATGGTGTTTATTGAAAACGAAGAAAAAGTAACATAAATATTTATTTTATATTATATAATATAACAATGACCAAAATTGGGATCCTAATACCATCCACGTCAAATGGGCGGGATTGGAAATCATGGCGCGAAAGTTATTTGTATACCCTGACGTTGAAAACGTTTTTATCAACTTATGATGAAGAACATAATTATACGTTTTATATAGGCGTTGATCGCGGGGATAGAATATATGACAACGAAACAGAGAAATCCGAGATACAACGGTTTGTTTCGGTTATGAAAAATGTTAGCCTTGAATTTATTTATATGGACGATGCAAAAAAAGGGCATTTGACGAAAATGTGGAATATTTTGTTTCGAAAAGCATACGACGATGGCTGTGACTATTTTTTCCAATGCGGCGATGATATCTTTTTCAAAACCAAGGGTTGGATCAATGATTCTATTTCTGCATTACAAAAATCCAACGGCGTTGGAATGACCGGACCTATTAATAACAATCCTAGAATTCTGACTCAATCATTCGTTTCGAGAAAACATATGGAGTTTTTAGGTTACTATTTCCCTGAAGAGATCATAAATTGGTTCTGCGATGATTGGATCAATGGGGTATACAAAGGTGTAGGTTGTTTCTTTCCCCTCTTGAATCATCGCTGTGATAACCTAGGCGGAAACCCAAGATACCATATTAATAACGACGAGAATTTTTTGACGAATTTCCGTGCGAAAAAACAGGAGGTGAATAAAGAATGCGAACAGTTAATAAATCGTGATATAATTAAATATAAAGTTTATGTATAAAACTAGATAATGAATGGGATATCAATGAATTTTCACGCGAAGAGATTTTCTAAAAAAACTATAAACATGGGAGATATATTGAACTATGTGCCAAATTCAGAATTTAACTGGCAATATTATCTCGAAAAATATCCAGATCTGAAAATTAAGGGTATAATCAATAAAGAACTCGCTTACCATCATTGGTCTAATTATGGCAAAATTGAAGGGAGACAAGGCGTTCCTGGTTCAAATATTGAATACGATGAGTTTGAGTGGGTAAGTTATTTGTCAAATAATCAAGATTTAGTAGATGCCAGTGTTGTTACGAAAGAAAAGGCACATAATCATTGGCTGAATATAGGAAGGACTGAGGGAAGGGCAATTAGAAACGATAAATTAAGAACGAATTATGAAGCTATGATTGGATATAACCCTGCTTTAATCCGGGAAAATCGAACAGGGTCTTTTAAATATTACGCAGATCAAACCTCCATGATGGATTCTAATAAAATAAAAAGAATCCCGCCTTACATGGTTCATTTTACTAGTGAAAGGATAACAGCTCCGCCTCCGTCATTTACATTAATTATAGACTTTCCAAATTACGGAGGAGGAACTATGTTTTTTTTGAACACGGTGATTGCGCACTATAAACATAAATGCGATTTCGTAATAGCCCGAAATTTTAACGGGAATGTATATTTCTATTTGAACGACGACTATATCATAAACGACGCTTACGATATTAACGAGTCAATTAAATTTATAAAATATTACAAGGATAACATAACAAAAATATTCGTTAATTCCGTAATAGGACATAGCCCAGGTTTTTTGAATAGTGTATTCGAATTGGGAAAGGAGATAACAGGAATAACGCACGATTATTCCTTGTTATTTGATAAACCTCACTTCTATTATAGTGACGTAGAAAATCAAAATGTATCATCTCTAGTCGATGTAAATCGATTCAATAGAATAATTACACAGAATGAGGAAAACCTATCTGTATACAAAAAGTATATACACAATCCAGGAACCCACATAGTGGTTTCTCCTCTACCTGATTATAACGAAAGTTACCAAAAAACAAACGCAAATAACGCAAAAATGGTGGTTGGTGTAATTGGATATATATCAGACATAAAGGGTAAATATATTGTTAAAAAATTAATAGAACTTTCCGAAAAACAAGGGACATTTGATTTGATTATATTTGGAAGAACGAACATTTTTTATGAGAAACAATATGAATATAGAAATATCGTCGAACTTAATCAATTATTAAATATTTATAAACCGAATATATGGGTAGAGACGTCGCTTTGTCCAGAAACGTATTCGTATACACTTTCACTTATGATGCTTACCCAATTGCCCATTTTTTATCAGAAAAAGACATTCCCATCGGTGATTGAAAATAGATTAGCGTCTTATTCGAGAGCTTATTCTTTTAATAATATAGAAAAATTAGATAGTTATGAGATTGTGAGCAAATGTCAGAATTATTTCTATAACATAAGCCCTGTTATATTTTTTAATAAATTTTGGGATCATTATTTTGGAGGATCTTATATTGAGCCAGACACTCTTCCTGTAAAGCATAATCTAGTATTCGTGTCTTCCAAGATATATACATCAAATGTGCCATTTACATATGTAGAAAAACGTTCCATTTATACGAAAGATGAACGTTTCAATCAAACTATCGCGACAATCGCATCTATTCGACAGTATATACCTAATAGTTTCATCATTTTGTTCGACAATTCCGTATTTCAAGTTAGTGAATTCAACGCATTAAATTCGCGTGTCGATGTGTTTATAAACAATCAATCGGATGAGAATATATATAATTATACAAATATGAAAACTGTCAAATTATACGGAGAATTGGCACAAACCGCGTTCGTTGTAAATTATGTAAAAGAAAGATTGAAGTACATGAATATTAATAATTTTTTTAAGATTAGCGGGCGCTATTTAATAAACCCTTCGTTTAATTACGCTCAATACGAAAATTCAAATAACATATTCAAGCGAAATAAATCGGTATTGGATAGAGATTATTATTACACATCCTTTTATAAGATAGCAGGATCGAAATTATCTGAATATTTTAACACCATTTCACAAATGTATAGCGATAGTGCATCTTCGCCTTATGATAATTATGACTGGGAAGTTGTTTTACCATTAAAGATGAATTATAATTTTATGCAATTGGAAAATCTTGGAATAACTCAATGTATTGCGGCTTGGAAACAAACTGATATGATTTAAACTTATCAAGATTTCAAATATTCAAGATCAATGCGTTCCAGCATTATCCACCAGGAACCCAGTAAATTTATAACAGTTTTCACAGCATTATCCACCGGGAACCCAGTAAATTTATAACAGTTTTCATCAAGAAATCTTATGACGGAAAACAGTAAGGAATTAGAATTTCCCGAAGGGCAGG